ACTTCGCGGAGAGGGTGGATACAGGCAACAGGGTAAGCTCTCCGATTGAAATGTGGATTGAGCAACAGGAATTCTTCGATGAGCAGATAGCACGGCACAGGCTGCACGTGGAACCGATATCGCAACTCCTCTCATACTTCCAAGAGTTCAAGCCCGACATGGTAACCTTCTTCGATCTGCGGTACAAGCAGCGTGTAGGCTGGCCTATGGTCGAGGATGGGCTTGCAATCTCAACGCCGACGCGGAACAGAATGAGGAAAGAACTCATACTGACAGGCGCCCGCTTCTTAGGTATGCTTAACGATTTCTGATACTATTCCTGATACAAACATAGGCAAAACTTATGTATCATGGGTATCGTGCAACAGTTGCACAAACGCGGGGGCGACGACCACTCAACCACTACATGGGCGGGCGGTGCGCTCCCGCTTTGTTATTGAGCAGACAACCCGCGCCGGGCATTCGCTACCTTGACGCCGGGATGCAGGCCGCTCCCCAGGGCGGCCAACTTTGGAGGTGGATTCATGCCGAGGAGACCTGGGGAGCAATATGCGACCAAGCGGCGCAAGGATAAAGAACGGCGCTATAACGCCTCCCGGCCTGCCCGGCATGGGTTCTATTCAACTCCGGAGTGGCGGCGGCTTCGGGATTGGTACCGCGACCGTCATCCCCTCTGTGAGGAGTGCCAGAGACAGGGCAGGGTGACGGCTGCGGAGCTGGTCCACCATAAGAGGGAGATATCACAGGGTGGCGAGCCTTTGGACGTGGGGAACTTGGAGAGTCTTTGCAGGAGCTGCCATAGCAGGCTGCACGGTGTCAGCCGGGGGTAGGGGGAGCCTAAATCCCCAGGGGGTGTATCCCCAAACTACGCGCGGGGGTCACGCGCGAGATAATCGGAAACTGGACCTGCCCTTTTAAGGAGGTGAAGTGATGGCTACGACTGGAAGGAAACCGAAACCAAGGCGATTGAAGGAGCTTGACGGAGATCCGAAGTCTCGTTTTCTCTCGAAGAACGAGCCGATGCCTCCGGTGAGTGAGAACGTCATTGAATGGGACGCGGTGAAAAACAACCCCGTTGCTCACAGGGCATTCATGGACAATGTGCGCATACTGCGGGCCATGAAAATGCTTACAGACGCGGAGATCCCGCTGATAAATATCATGGCTATCTGTCAGGCCCGCATCGAGGAGGCTGAAAATCAGGTTGAATCCGAGGGGATGATATCGGACTACGTGAATACGAAGGGTGAACGGAACAGTGTCGCACACCCTGCTGTCGGGGTGTCGATGAAATACGCCCAAATGCTGAAGTGCCTCTGCATTGAGTTTGGCATGACCCCATCCTCGCGGGGAAGGCTTGAGGTCCCGAATGAAGACGAAAAAGACGACTTCGCCTCAAGGCTCCGCTCGAAGATAGGCTGATCCCATGTTTTCACGCAAAAAAGCCGATTGGGCGATTGAGTTCATTGCCCGTCTCACCCACACAAAAGGCGAATGGGCCGGTCTGCCATTCCAGCTCCAGAAATGGCAGAAGATGTTTCTGAAGGAACTCTTCGGGCGCGTCAAGGGCGACGGACTGCGACAGTACCAGACCGCCTATCTGGAGATCCCAAGAAAAAACGGCAAATCGGAGCTTGCCGCCGCCATCGCGCTTTTTCTGTTGTTCGGAGACAATGAGCCTGGCGCTGAGATTTACAGCGCCGCCGCCGACCGGGAGCAGGCATCTCTCGTATTCAACGCGGCCGCCCAGATGGTCCGCAATGACCCGGTGCTCTCCGGCATGTGCAAGATCATCGACAGTCAGAAGCGGATAGTGTTCTACGAGACGGCGAGTTTTTACCGGGCCATCAGCTCGGAGGCGTACAGCAAGCATGGTTTTAACGCCCACGCGGTTATTTACGACGAAATTCACAGCGCACCGAACCGCGAACTGTGGGATGTGCTTTCCACGTCCATGGGGGCGAGAACTCAACCGCTCATGCTCGGGATCACTACGGCAGGATACGACAGGAATTCCATCTGCTGGGAACTCCACGACTACGGGCAAAAAATCATTGACGGAGTTGTTGAAGACCCAACATTTTTCCCGCTCATATTCGCCGCCGACGAGGGAGACGAATGGACGGACGAAAAAGTATGGCGCAAGGCGAATCCTAATCTTGAGGTGTCAATAAAACTTGACTTCCTGCGGCGGGAATGCAAACGCGCCCAGGAGATCCCGGCCTACCAGAACACGTTCCGGCGGCTGTACCTCAACCAGTGGACCACGCAGGAGACTCGTTGGCTGGACATGGAAAGATGGAGATCCTGCGGGGCCGACTTCGACCCGGAATACCTCTCCGAGCTGCGTTGCTGGGCCGGAGTGGACCTGTCCAGCACCACGGACCTCTCCTCCTGCGCCCTGGTGTTCGAGCCGGACGAGGAGGATCTGGTACACGTACTGTCATTCAACTGGATTCCAGGCGACAATATCGCCGCCAGGGTAAAGCGGGACCGGGTGCCCTATGACGCATGGTCCAGGGACGGGCATCTGATCGCAACGGATGGGAACGTGATAGACCATGACTACATTAGACACACAATAGCGCAGGACCTCAAGGCGGCCTTCCCGTATCTGGAGGTAGTTGGATATGACCCGTGGAACGCGACTAAGTGGGCCATCGACCTCGAAGGTGACGGCGTGCCGGTGGTGCAGATACGGCAGGGGTACAAGACCATGAGCCCCGCCTGCAAGGAACTGGAACGGCTTGTTTTGGGCGGGTACTTGAGGCATAACAATAACCCCGTGCTCACCTGGGCGATGGATAACGTCATGATCACGCAAGACCCGGCGGGGAACATTAAACCTGCGAAGGACAAGGCCACTGAGCGCATTGACCCGGCGGTTGCTCTGATAACCGCCATCGCCACTATGCTTGAATTCCGTGACGAGCCGTCGATCTATGAATCGAGGGGGATACTGACCCTCTGACACTTAAGCCACAAGTTAAGTCGCTTTCCTTCGGGAGGCGGCTTTTTTGTTGCCAAAAAAGGTGGTGAAAACCCTGAAAAGGAGCGTTTTCGCGCAAATAAAAGACATTTTCCGGCGGGGATTGTACCCCGGAGGACACCCGTCGGAAGCCGAGATCGTTCGCATACTGACGGGGGCAAGCCTGACGGGACACACCGTGGACGAAGAAAGGGCCATGAGGTTCTCAGCGGTTTACTCCTGCGTGCGCGTTCTCTCGGAGTCTGTGGCGCAATTGCCGCTCAAAATCTACCGGCGCAAGGGTGACGGACGGCAGGAGGCCGCCGACCACTACCTCTATCCGCTCCTGCACGGCGCACCGAACCCCAGGCAGACGGCGTTCAATTTCTGGGAGGCCGTCACCGCGAGCCTCGCTCTCTGGGGCAACGCCTACGCCCTCATCGACCTGGACAACGCCGGCAGGGTGGCGGCGCTCTGGTTCCTCGACCCGTCCACGGTCATGCCCAGGAAGGTGCTGCCCACCGGGGAACTCGTCTATGACGTGTCCATGAAGGACGGCACCAGCCGGACGTTCCTGTGGGGAGAACTGTTCCACATCCCAGGGCTGGGCTTCGACGGCCTGCGGGGTCATTCCGTGGTCCGGGTGGCGGCGGAGGCCATCGGGCAGGGTATGGCGGCCAGCGAGTACGCGGGGAGATTTTTCGACAACGACGCGACGCCTCGGGGAGTGCTGGAGACGGACGCGTTTTTCAAAGACCCGTCAGCCGTCGAACGTCTTCGCAAAAGCTGGAACGACCTCTACCAGGGCACGGACAACGCGCACCGAGTAGCCATCCTCGAAAACGGGCTGAAGTTCAAGCCGCTGACCATCAACCCCGAGGACGCGCAGCTTCTCGAAACGCGCAAGTTCAACAGGTCTGAGATTGCGGGCATCTTCCGCGTGCCGCTCCACATGATCGGCGACCTGGACAAGGCCACTTTTTCAAACATCGAGCACCAGAGCATCGACTTCGTGAAGTTCTCGCTCTCGCCCTGGCTCAGAAGGATCGAACAGTCAATATCGCTGCAGCTCTTCTCTCCGGGGGAGCGCAAACGATATTACGCGGAGTTCGTTCCGGAGGGCATGCTCAAGGGCGACGTTAAATCACGGTATGAGGCCTACGAGGTGGCCATCAGGAGCGGGTGGATGAGCATCAACGAAGTCCGCGGACTGGAAAACATGAATCCGGTCGAAGGCGGCGACGAGCATTATTTGCAGATGCAGATGGTGCCCATCTCGCAGGCGGGAAAGGAGGTAGATGATGGACAGGGAAATTCGAGCGATCCCGGCGGAGTTCCGGATCCAGCAGACGGAGAATGAGCCGCTGAAGATCATCGGCTACGCCGCGCGGTTCAACGAGCTCTCGGAAGAGATGTGGGGAATGCGGGAAAAAATCGCCCCCGGAGCATTCACGGAAGCCATCGGCAAGAGCGACGTAAGAGCCTTGTGGAACCATGACCCGAACTACGTTTTAGGACGCACCAAAAACGGCACCCTGCAGATCCGCGAGGACGAGCAGGGTCTTTTTTATGAGGTTACGCCGCCGGACGCGCAGTGGGCGCGGGACCTGGTGGAGAGCATCAAGCGCGGGGACGTTGATCAGTCCAGCTTCGCCTTCACGGTGGACGTGGAGCAATGGGACGAGTCTGGGAATCCTGTAGTCAGGACCATCGTCAAGGTCCGGGAACTGTTCGACGTAAGCCCCGTCACGTACCCGGCGTACCCCACGGCCACCAGCGGCGTGCGGTCCCTGCAGGACGTGGCGAAAGAGCACAAGGCAGTGCTGGCACCAAAAGCCCCGGAATATCTCCGGG